TATTCAATAATTAAAAAGCAGTAAGATGGCACGAAAGAATTACTTCGTTATAGTACATGCAAAGACAGGGGAAATGTTATTGGATTGCGGTAGACTACCAATCTTTTGGTCGCGCAAGGCCGCAAAATGCGTTGCTGATAAATACCATAACAATGTAGTTAAACCCGTTAATATAATAGAACTTGAACGTATATTAACTCAACCCACCACCCATGCCCACTAAAAACAAACCCGGCATCCACCTGCTAACAACTACCGTTACTTACATAGCGAGTGGTAAACGGAAAGAATACTACTGGCACATCGTCGCCTCTAACGGTCGCATCATCGCGAGAAGCTCTGAGACATATACACGTAAGTCGGGAGCGGTGAAGAGTATAAAAGTGGCGGCAAGGATATTCATATTGGGATATGATTCAACTGGCCCTCAATACTACGACCACAGCAAACCGGATTGTCCATTAAAAAGTTATCTGTAATGAGCAATGAACCTACAATAGAGCAGATGGATGAGGCGATAGCCTTGTTTATGGATTTGATCCCAGTACCAGTAGGCACAAAAGCATTAGGAGATATCAAATCTCCTGAAGTATCCTGCGGGCTGCTACAATACCATTCGTCATGGGATTGTCTGATGCCGGTATATGAAAAGATTAGTCAGATATGGACAAATGCTTCCAGACAAAAACAAAAGCAGATTGAGGAAACGTATAGGGCTATTCAAAACAGAATTTTGCTTTGCTCGTTTCGAGAGACAATTGAACATATTTACCAATTCATTCAATGGTACAATAAGCAAAAGGAGGTCAATAATGATCAAGCTGATTAAAATATTGTGGACACAATGTATAACTATCCGTTGTGAAAAGTGCGGCACTCGCTACAACTCAACGACAACCGTTCACGAACCTTGTCCTAATTGTGGGCATTAAAACGAACTAACAACAGTCAAATGAGCCACCTACCACAGGAAACGATTGATAAGATAAAGGCTGAAGCTGAAAGGTACGCTGAACTGTTTAAGCATGGAGAGGCATACAGAAAGCCAGCTTACGCTGACGGCGCTACCGAATGGGCAGGGAAGGCAAATCCGGTAATTGATGCCCTCGAACAAATCCAGAATAGCCCTACGCCTTATACCGTCAACGAAATGGAATGGTGGATTGAAACAGCGAGAAACCTCGCCGCAACCGCCCTCGCCAAATACAAGGAGGTAACCAATGGATAACATAAACATAATAGTCATCGACTGGCTGATTGCTGAACGCGAGTTGTTCTTGAAAGTCAGTGAAAAGAATGCAGCAGTACGCAATCAGGATTTCGTATTAGCCTCCAAACTACTCGAAGAACAACGAGAGATCGAAAAGAGGTTGCCAACAATGGAACAATTACAACAACTAAAGAAAGAGGTAACCAATGAGTAAACAATTACCGGCTAATAAATTCACCGACAACATCGACGCAATCATTCGCCACGTCAGCGAGATGCAGGAAGCCTACCAGCAATTGCAGGCGAGGTGCGAGAGGCTGGAAACAGAACGCTACGAAACAAGGTTGGCAATGCGGATGCTTCTAAAAGCATTTAAGGGTGAAATAAAAACAGAACGGCATAAAGAATGGTACGCCAAGGCTGAAGCAGTATTCAATAAATATCACAATGTGGCCGACGTGCTACGCAACGAAGCCCTATCCGGGGATGGGGAGAAGGAGGTGATAAAAGATGAATGACCGCATTATGATAATTTTGATTTTATCATTCGTAGTTGTTATATCATACACCTCCGGCTTTTTGCTTGGGCTAGAAGTTGGTAAAAAAGAAGCGAAAGATGAAAAGACTATTGATAATTTTTTAAAATAGGATAAACAATGACAACGGATAAAAAACAATGCCCGGAGTTCCCGCATTTCGGCGCAAGATACCCAGACGCTCGCTGTATTGATGGCTACCTATGGGATTTGGATTCTGATGAAAATGGAGGGCTAACGCATGGCGGCGATGATCCTTGCCCTTTCTGCAACACAGAAGCGTATATCGAGTTTCGAATTGGCGACGACGGCGAAAGCCCAACAAGGGCAGAGATCGAAAAGTCCATTGAAATGCTCAGACTAAAATATGAATACCCGGATTAACACCCACCCACTCAAACAATAAATAATGATAAAACACTTACTCTGCCTGCTATTGTTATTCGCTTGCAAGCCTGCCAAGTATGAAATATACACAGACACGTCATCAAGTGATGGTAGCAGATCAGGTCGTTATCTGCATGATGGGCTTAAAGTGGGCAACAACAAATACCTGTTCATATTTCATAATGAGCGGACAGGGGTAACGGATACAACTATAGTACAAATTGTAAAACAATAACCAACATGGAAAAGAAATACCCGATAGCGGCATATATTGCCTGCGCTTATACTGATCCGGTGAAATGCGGCACCTACACGTCTATGGATGGGAAAGATGTATTCGCAGTTAAGACAGCCACCCCGACCGGCTCAGTATGGGTTAAGGGAGTAAAAGGGTTTCCAATACGAAAAAAAGTAGTAGCTAAGTTCAAGCATTATGATGACCCACTTCGAGACTGGATAATAGGTACAGCATCTTCTGCAACCGGTGATATGATATGTTTCGATTGGCATGTATCAGCAATAGTTCTTGATATAAACCATGAACGATGGGGTATGCTCGAATGGCTGGACGAAAGCCAATCCCAGCCAGTGGATGTGCAACCAAAAGAATGGGATAATAATCGGCAAGCCGTAATAAAGAAAATGGTTGATTTTATTAGGGACTGTGCCGCTAATTGGGATTGTGATACGGATGGGCATAAGTACAACACAGGCTGCCGTAAATGCGATGCAGATGAGATTAATAACGAATGGAATAACCAAGAAAAGGAGGCCCGCCCATGACCATCAAAGTAACTGAGCGTCTGCCGGAGAAAGGACAAGAGGTGTTAGCTTATACTAAACAAGGCGGCTGGACTGTCTGCCGATTCACTGATTTTAACTGGACGTACGGATACCATTACAAGGAAGCATGGTTTACCAAGTCTGGCCGGCAGATGAGTAAGAAGAATATTACACACTGGGCCGAGTTGCCCGCAAAACCAGATAACCCATGACCGAAACATCCCTTTGCATTTACTGCGAGAAAATAAAGACCACCAACCGAGATGACGGAGGCAAGCCCCAATGTGCCTCATGCAGCAACGAGCAGTATTTTAGCGACCTAAGCATGGGAAGAAGGATTGAGCTGAAGATTGATATGCGAAAGGTCAAACAGTCAACGCTAATGCAGATCCGGGCATTGATTCAAAAAGATATTGAAGAACACCAAAACCAAACCCATGACCGAACACCAAGCAAAACAGGCCCGTAAGCTCAACCAGGCAATCAAAGACTTCATTAAAGCCCTGCCTGATACTTATACCCTCGATCAAGCGCAGGCCGATCTTGAAAGGCTGAAGGGCGCTGAGATGAGCGAGGCGAGAAAGATAAGCGCTAAGCTGATTGCGGGGTTGGTGAAGTGGCAGGTGGAGAGATTGTAAATCAAGTTCAAAATCAATCTTATGAAATCTGAATCAAAACAACTGGGGGATCTCGCAATATTGCAGCAATTCCGGCTAGCGGGTAAACAAACCATCTATCGGACAATCGACCACGGGGTCAAAAACTGGGCATTCCAGACTAAACGATGGTGTATGAACCTGGAAACCAATAAGGCCGAGTATATCTTTTGCAGAGAAGAAGTGTTCCTTGCGGAACATAAATAATTGAATTTTCAGAAAGAAGTGAAATTAAATTACCTTTAAGTTTGAATAAACAACACAAAATCAGTGGCTAAAGGTGGAACGAGACCAGGTGCGGGGCGACCTTCAAAGGCAGATGAACAACGGGTAAGAGATTTATCTGTTAAGGCTATTATTGGCCATTACGGATCGGAGGAGTTGGGGTTCAAAGCATTACTAGACTCAAAGGAGCCTGTTTTAATAAAGTTTGTTTTCGAACATGCATATGGGAAGCCAACGGAAAAACATGAGTTATCCGGGAAAGATGGCGATCCTCTATTCCCCTCTGCGCCTGTCACAAAACTACCAGATGGCACAATACTGGAAATATGATCCAGCAACATACCGCAATTGACCTCACTAAAAACCCTAAGCAATATGAATTCTTTATTGAGGTAATGAAAGCCTGTGCTGGCTTGAATCAATTCCGGAAATTCGGATATGGTGGTGCGATACGCGGCGGTAAGACCTTTGTCTGCTTAGGAACATTGATACGATTAGCCAACAAATTCGAAGGCAGCAAATGGCATATCATGCGCCAAGACTTTCCGGCCTTGCAGGGAACTACAATCCCATCTTTTGAAAAGATAATACGGGGCTCGACTAACTGGAAATGGAATAGGGATCGGGCTAATTACTTTGCTTATAATAAAAGAGATTCCAAAATATTCTTTAAGGGCGAGAATCTAAAGCAAGATCCAGAGCTAAATGACTTCCTGGGCCTAGAAACAAATGGAGTATTTCTTGAACAATTAGAAGAACTGAGTAAAAAGCTATGGGATTTCTCATTATCCCGTTCAGGTTCCTGGTATATTGACCCAATGCCGCCGGCACTAATGCTCACCACATTAAACCCGACGCAGAAGTGGCCGAAGCAGTTTATTCATGAAGCTTATCTAAAAAGTGAATTACCAGAGGATTTCTTTTACTCTACTGCATTGCCGAAAGATAACCCATTCGTGACAGCTGATCAATGGAATGCCTGGTCAACGATGGATGAGCGTTACCAAAAGCAATTTATTGAAGGAGACTGGACTAACTTTGACGAATCGGATAACCGGTTTGCTTATTGTTATAATAAGGGCAAACACGTTGGGAAAACTCAATTAGACCGAAGCCGTGAAGTATATCTATCCTTTGACTTCAACCATGACCCAATTACCTGCTCAGTATGGCAGCATTACAATGATTGGATTTATGGAATAGAGCAGATAAAACTGGGAAATTCAAATATTTATGCGTTATGTGATTATATTATATCCAAGTATGCCGGCTGCATGTTTATGGTAACAGGGGACGCGACTGGCCAAGCAACATCAGCACTGGTAAAGGATAACATAAACTACTATACCGTAATTAAATCAAAACTGGACCTTGGAATATCTCAATTAAAAGTACCTACAATAAACCCGACCTTAGAAGAAAACCGGGTATTAGTCAATTACATTCTGCATAATAACAAAATAGCAATTGACCCAGACAACTGTAAGGGACTGATTTATGATCTCGAACATGCCCGGGTGCTACCCGATGGCAGCTTGGACAAAACGAACAGAAAAGACCCAACCCAGCAATTGGATGCCCTTGACTGCTTGCGTTATTACCTAAACACCTTCTTCCGTTGGGTCCTAAAGCAATAATTTTCATTTCTTTCAATTTTTTCTGAAAATCCTGTAACTTTAGTTCATGAATTGCAATTCATGCTTTCAGGATTTTATTGCCAAATGCAACCTGTCGGTACAGGTTTATGCGCAATTATCCCCGCTTTCAGACTATACCTGGATCATTAAAGACAAGTTTGGTAACCTATATCAAGGTGAATTCACAACTGACTCAGATGGATTCTGGGAGATTCCGGTTGATCAACTGCCAAGCGGATTACTGACTGAGTATTCCGGGGAGTTTACCCTTCAGGTTCAGGACAGCGGGTGTAAACCTGTAAAGTTCAAGGTGGCCCAGGAGTACGATTGCATCAATTTCACTGTTAAAGGCGGTAACTACGAGAAAGACACTTTAGGCTGTGACTTCAATTGTATTCCATGAGCTGCTGTAATCCTTTAGTTGTGCCATTTTTTAACGCGTCCGTTACTACGGTAAATTACGGCCCATCGCTTCAGTCAAAGTACGGAATTGTGCCAAACGTGAACGTGAGCTATTGGGACGGGACGCAGTATGTGGCAATGGGTATATCAACACAAATTAAATTTAATACCTACCCTGTGACTGTTATAACGGTTGATCATGGATCGGATGCGGCAACGGGGTATGTAAAAATCGGATGATCGAACAAATAACCATAATCGCCTTACTCGTTCTGGCAATTAATTACACAATGCAACCAGATGAGATATTCGGCAAGCTGGGCGACTGGTTGGAGGATCATTTGCCCGACGCTATACACCCGGCGGTGTTTGCCTGTAACGTTTGTATGTGCCCATGGTATGGCAGTGTCCTGTATTGGCTGATCCCGTGGCATCATGAAACATGGCAATGGCCTGTCGTGGTTATTGGGGCGATGGGGATTAATATAATTGTTAACAAATGGGCACCAGAAAAGAAGGAGTCTAAAAATAGTGATGAATGAATTATGAGGATATAATAAAGCAATACGGATTCTACACCGCTGGTGCCTGTGATTGCGGCGGAGTACGCAACGACAAATACCGGAAAGGTCCGTTTGTCATATATATACGAAAGACTAAAAATCAGTTTAAAATAAAACGGAAGAACGAGGTAGTTATTCCCTTAAAAAGTTTGAATGAATTGGAAAAGACTCTTCAGGAAACGTTTCCGCAGCCAGTTGCTTGATGGAAAATATAAGGTGATCAAAGCTTTCCAACTTGGAGGCACGACATATTATATGTTCGATCAAACTGCAGAGGTGCCAACCGGTCGAATGTTGGCTGCCTTAGCAGTATATAATGAGATGGAAATGAAGGTTGATAAAGAATATCTGGTCCTTCACACGCGCGCCATGGAGAAGCTATTGAGCGATCCTAAGAAGATCAATGTAATGTACATTGCTCAGTTAAACCTGAACCTTAAGGAGCGGTTGGAACTAATGCCGTTGCCTGATTTCGTTTACAAGCTGGCTAGTGTGATATTCTTTGATGAAACCGAAAGCCCATATTCCTATTCCTTTGACTATAATAAAAAGAAGATAGAGGAGTGGAAGAAGTCAGGTGACACACTGGATTTTTTTTTGAGCAGGCTGTCAAGCGAATTGATACCGTCCTTAAAACCTGCCACCGGAAATTCAAGAATGTTTTTTCAGGTAGCCGAGCAAGTCGCCGGAATACACCTAACCGATCTTACAAAAATATTGTCGGCAAATCAGTAGATGATCATACTGAGCAGATACACTGGCTGGCAGATTTTAATCCTTCTCTAATCGATGCGTACAACCGCATGCCACTCGTAGAATACTACAGTATTCTAGACACCAAAATAGCTTCTCTCAAAAAGCAAATCAAAAGTAGTGGCAGAAACACAACAGGTAATTATTGAGTTTGTAACGAACGATGAGCAGCTAGAGTCATCTATTGATAAGCTGGAAAAAACCGGCGCTATTGATAGTAAACTCGCTAATTCATTTAAACAAACATCTGCTGAAATAAATAAACAAGCCGCCGAAATAAAAAAAGCCGCCGCATCTACAGCGCCGTTGAAGAAGAACCTGGAAGATGTCAGTAAAGCTACTCAAGCATTTACTGAACAATTCATGGCCGGGTTTAATGACGGGGTTATTGAAACACTGAAGGATGCCGGATTAAGCGTTGAAGAATTTACAAATGCACTTAAAAATGGAGGAACCGAAGTTCAGGAGCCAACTGAGAGCTTACGCCAGCGGCTGAAGAATCTCACGCAACAAATAGTCGAAATGAAGTTGGCCGGCGATGATGGCACTGAAGCATTTCAGAAGCTAGTAGTTGAAGCCGGTAATATAAAAGACGCAATGGCAGATGCGGGGGCCGAAATAAAAAATGCAGGGAGTGATACGCAGACTTTTGACAACCTTTTGGGATCTGCTCAGGCAGTAGCAGGAGGCTTTGCAGTAGCGCAAGGGGCTGTAGCATTGTTTGGTGAAGAAAACAAGGACCTGGAAAAAACAATGCTAAAGGTAAATGCTGCAATAGCTATCACGCAAGGGTTACAAAGTATAGGCGCAGCTTTAGAGAAAGAAGGGGCTTTATCCCTTTTAGCGACAAATATTCAGTTGAAAGTAAAGAACGCTCAAAAGGTAATTGAAAATGGTTTAGAATCTGAATCAATAATAGTCCGTGGGGCTGCTACGGTTGCGCAAAAAGCGCTTAACCTAGCTATGGCGGCAAACCCTATCGGCATTCTCGTTGTGGCCGTGGCTGGACTTATAACAATCCTGGCGACTTATGGCAGAAGTGCCGCTGCGGCAAGGCAGCAGACGAGTAATTTAAATGTAGCTCTGGGACAAGGTGCTAAGAATTTTGAAGAGCGAGCAGAAGCCCTGAAGCAACAAGGGGATGCGGCTGTCAACGCACTCGAAAATGAAGGCGCTACAGCCAGCAAGGTTGCGGCACAAAGGGTTCAAACAGAAAAGCAAATAGCAGACGCGCGTAAGCAACGTATAGCAGAACTAAGAGCCTTAGATGCAAATAGCGCTGATGCCGAGTTAGCAAAGAGGCAGGAATTGCAGGCTGAAATTAGGAAACTGAAAGATCAATCAATTACGGACCAGCTAAATGTAAATAACCTTACAGCACAGCAACAAAAAATCCTTAACGAAGAGCGACTAAAGAACACAATTGCTGGGTTAGAGGCCGAATTATCAGCAGCCGCGGAAGGAAGTCAAAAGCAATTGAATTTACAGAGGGCGCTAATTAACGCCAGAACAGCATTAGAATTAAATGCCGATGGTTTACTTGAGAATGAACGAAAGGCTATTGCTGAAAAGGGACGAAAAGAAGACCTTGAGGCGGTAGCAGCTGCTAACAAAAGGCAAATTGACATTCAGTCTAAGGCAATAGAAACTCGGCTTATTAATGTTAAAGAAGGATCTCAAGAGGAATTGAATTTGCGTAAGCAAGCAATAAAGCTACAGGTTGCCAGTGAACTTACAAATACTAAATTGAGTGAGGATGAAAAGAAAAAAATAAAAGAAGCGGGGGTGGCTCAACAATTAAAAATTCAACGAGACTATAATGAGCGCGTTCGCCGGGAGTCAATAGAAAATCAAATCAGCCTGAATGAAGCCCAGATATCGCAGATTAAAACAAACGATGAAGACCGGTTAGTTCTTCAAATCGCAAATATTGAACTTGCTGCTTCCGCTGAAGTAGATGCCGCAAAAGGAAATGATGCAAAAATAAAAGAGATAAATGCCAAACGAGACGCAGATATTCTGGCTGTCAGGAAGAAGTTCATTGATGATGCAGCACAGTACGAAATAGATATCAGGACGGCAGATAATGGCCCAACTACTCGGGCATTACAACGTATTGTAGCAGATGAAAAGAAAGGGCTCGAAGTAAGGAAGGTAGCGATTAAACAATTGGCTGATTTCCAAAATGCCAATATTGACATTCAGTTGGCCGCCCTTGAAGAAGAAAATCAGAAGAAGTTAATTAGCGACAAAGATTACATTCTAAAATACAAACAACTTCAGGATAAGAAAAAGGAGATTACAGAGGAAAGCGAAAAGGCTACCACCGAATTGGTAAAATCTGAAACCATTAAACGAATACAGAATACGATTCAGGTTTTGTCAATGGTCGCAGACTTGGTGCAGAGCATGAATGAAACACAAACCCAAGAAGAAAATGATAGAATAGCTGAACAAAAGGAAAGAACATCCGAACTGGAAGAGGCTGGTGCCATAACAGAAGAACAAGCTAAAGCCAGAAACAAGCGGATCGAAGCTGAAGAAAAGAAAGCTAAAGCGGCACAAGCCAAGAGAGATAAAGATGTCGCTGTATTTAGGGCTTTACTGGCAATACCGCAAGCAATTTTGCAAGGACTTTCTCAAGGCGGCCCGTTCTTGGCGGCCATCTACGGCGCCCTTGCCACAGCGCAGGCGGTAATTATCGCATCTCGGCCCATACCTCGTTTTGGCCATGGCAAGAAAAGCGGATATGAGGGGCCGGCAGAGATTGGCGAAACAGGCTCCGAGTTATATGAACAGAATGGTCGGACATTTCTTGCTGATAAAAAGCAAATCGTTTGGCTGGGAGCAAAGGACAAGGTATACAATCCGACTGAAACTAAAGAAATGCTGATGCCTGTAGTAGATAAGCAATTAATGCAATGGGTGCCGCCTATACAAAAGCAGGAAGCTATTGACTATGACAAGTTAGCTAAAGCGGTAGGCAAGCATATCAATATACCAGGTTTCAATATCGATGAGCACGGATTTAAGATATGGCAACAACAAGGCATAAGCCGCATTAATTACATGGATAAAAGATATAGTAGTAAATAATGTACTTCCAATTTTACCTAGACGACCTGGAAATAGATGAACCGCAAGGGTTTGCGGATATCGCTTTAAACATGAAACGAGATGACAACTGGCATGGTATATTTTTCGAGGCAAGTACGTCAGAGCTTGCGTTCTATGGATCAGCTGCAGGGTATCTGAAAGATAAAAAGAAGAATGAAGGACTCATGTCTGATGTGACATTTAAAGCGTTGCAAGCCTGTGGAATTTATGATGAACCGGAAATAATATTTGAGGGGAAATTGGATTTTGGGAAATACACCGAGTCATGCGGAAATTCCTGTTTAGTTAAGATTCCGGTTGAGCAAACAGGTTGTTTGATGGCATTGCGAAACCGGTATGATCAAAAGGTGGATTTGGATAGTAATATCTCATTAGATAAAATTACTCCGATAGGTTCGTATGATCAACTAGGTCAAACTATGCCGATGCCAGCAATTGAATTGGATGCGCGAATTGAAGGATATGTCGCATTAGAAGGAAATCGCGGCCCCTTATTCCCTGGTGGCCCCAATGCGCCTGGATGGTCAACTGCATGTGATGAGCCAGCCGGTGGTAGTAAAAAGATGTATGTGCGGCCGGACTATTTAGACGAACGATTTAATTCAATAGCAACTGGGCAGTTATCAGGCGGCACTGATTGCGAGAGCGCAAGCCAAGTAGCTGGCCCAATGACGCCGCAATTCTTATACGAACAAGATGAAAACGGCGCATGTTTTACTAATGACTTCATCTTAGAAGCGCGATTAAAGGGTGATTACTTCGCTATCCCATACCTTAGCGGAACACTGCAGTTATTGCAAGCAGAGGTAGTATTATGGAATGGGGAATCAGTAAGTTTTGATGCGGATTCTATAACCTTAGATCCTCAGGTTATAGTCGGTTCGACAACCTCTATGCCAGCGTTTGGAAATTTTGATATAACCTTTAATCTTACAATTGCCGCAGCTGATATTATAGCAAATCCTGCACTGTATGTGGTCTTGCATTTTGAAACAACGACAACAACAGACGGAAATCCACAGAACGATTTTACATGCGGCGCTAACTTTGACACTGATACTTTCTTTAAATTATATACTAAGAAAAAATGCCCAGATACGACCGTACAGTACTATATGGTGCATGAAGCAGTTAGTCGTGTTACTGAATCCATAACCAGCAATTGCATTCAACTAAAGTCTGATTACTATGGAAGAACAGATAGCCAACCTTATTCGGCTGCACAAGATGGCTGTGGGTCGCTTAGATTCTTAACCAGTGGCCTTAAAATCCGTAGGGCCAAAAATCCCGCCTTCTTTGCTAGCCTTAAAGATATCTTCGAAGGGTTGCGCGGCATTGATAACATTGGAATGGGGATTGAGGATAACGTTGCCGTTTCAGGTCATAGTCTATTGAGAATTGAATCGGTAGATTACTTTTATCAGGATCAGGAAATATTAACATTGCCATATGTCCCATATCCAGAAATATCAACACAGGAGCAATTACATTATAGTTTAATTAAGTCTGGTTACCAGAAGTGGGAAGTAGAAAAAATAAACGGCCTTGAGGAACCAAATAGTAATCGTGAATACAGGACGAGTCTTTCATCTGTTAATAACACCATTGACATTACTTCAAAGTTAATTGCAGGTAGCTACCCAATTGAAGTTACCAGACAGCAGAGCTTTGCAAAAACAGGCGCCGCAGATACAACTTACGATAATGAGACGTTCATTATCTGCGTAGAGCGGCAGGCTTATAACTTTAAGATAGAACAAAACAACATCGATAATCCAATAAATATATTTAGCCCGCAGACCTTATACAATTGGCGAATCAGACCTTATTATAACCTTATGCGCTGGTTCAAATCTATTGCTAATAGTTACCCTGGTATTTATGGTTCATCTAATAAGCTTTTTTTCAGCTCAGGAACCGGTAACTTTTTAGCCGAGGGCCAATTGTCGGGTTCGTTTTGTAAGCTAGAGAATGGTGTAAAGGCCGAAAATGCTGATCTGGGAGTCCTCGATTTCGCAAATCAGTTAGAAGCAACACCCTTATGGAGACCAGAATATGCGGATTTTAAATATCCATTATCTATTGCTGATTATAAGAAGATAAAAGCAAAACCATATGGATATATTTCATTCCAATGTGGAACAGGGGAATGGAAGAAGGGGTATGTGCAGAACTTACGTTATAGGTTAACTAAAGGGGAAGCAGATTTCACACTTAAATTAAAGTACGAATAATGGCTTACGGAATCATATCGCCTGAGCAGTCCTTTGTTCAGTTTACGGAAACTGGTAAAATCGATCATTGTATTTTCGATAGACTTAATTTTTGCCTACCGGTTTTTCAACCGGATGACGTATCATTTCAATTTATTATAACTGGTACCAGTTCCGAAATAAATGCATTATGTGGCGTGTATGGTTTGCCGGTTGCGATTGGAATAGTTAGGGCTTGCGATGATCAGGACTTTCTTATAGAATTTACGGCAAATCCGTATAACGATGTTCCTGAAATATATCGAATAAGTGACACCCAACTACTTGTTAACTGGGCGCATGGTGTGCCTGGGTTTACTTCTTTAATTGGTTATAATGAATGTTTTAAAATACGTGTAGAAATAGGTGCTGTTCAGTTTTGCAGCAATTGCTTTGAGCGAACCACTGATAATTGCTTTACATCAGTAATAGAATATGGCTGTGATGATAATTGCTATGGATTCAATTATTGCGGATCGGGCACAACTGGTGAAGAAGAGATTTCATGTGAGCCAACAATAATAACCTTTTCCAACCAAAGTACGTTATCGATACCATATACCGCAAGCATGGTAGCCTCATATGGGCTTGCGCCAACGGTACAGGTGTGGATCAGTGACGGAACAAATCTTGTGAATATGGGCATTACAGCAACTTTTGACGCCTATCCTCCGACGGTGTTAGGTTTCGATTTTGGCGGCCCGGCCAGCGGGATAATAGTAATAAAATAAAACTATGGCATTCAAAAATAGAATACGGCTTCCATTTTACTTAACCAGACCTCAGTTTCCAAGGGAGGCAAATGTATTTCGTCGAGCCGATGGTTCTACGCAAGTGCAATCGGTTATTATCCGTAAAGTATTTGAGGGCGAAACAGATAATTTACCTAAAGAGATTCACGAAAGGTTATTAATTGCTTTGTCTCATGATGATGTTACCGTTGAGGGTAGATTTCTCTTAACCGGAATTTCACTTGATGGTGATTACGATATCGACTGGAATAAATTTCTTGACTATCCATTAGCGAAGGCGTCATTTAAAGCACAGGTAACGCCATTCGATTACTCGAATGATAATTGCAAGACATGTGAAGATGTTTCCCAGGTAGTATGCGTCGATGATAATATAGGAACTATTAATGAAGATGAATCCGTTACTGTACATGTATTAGTTAACGATGCGATATGCTGTAAGCCAGTGACTATCTCATTGGTTACATACAATACGGATTACCTCGATAGTTGTATTATTTCGGGTGATGATATTATTATACACACGAAGCCCTATTTGCCGGAGGTTAATAGTATTGTTCTGGTAACGTATAGGGCTCAATGTCCCAATGGATCCTATGATGAAGCAAATATAGTCGGTAATATTAATGGAACAAATCCAACCCCAACTTGTCTAGCTCCCATAAATCCAATACTTGTTTCTATTGATAGCGATACCGCCGCTACGTTTAGCTGGACTGCTCCTTCACCTGCACCAGGTTGCGGCTATCATTGGGAGGTGCAAAGGGCAGTAGTAGGTACAGTGCTTGCAAGCGGCGACACATCTTCTTTGTCGGTTGCGATTACTGGGTTACCAAGCAATGAATCTTCATTGCAATTTTTTGTTAGAGGGAATTGCTGCGCCGGATTAGATAGCAATTATGCAGGGCCGGTAATATTTAGCCTGCCGCCTCCATCAGGCACAGATACATGCGGGTCATATCAATTGTTTAATACGGACAATAGCTTATATCATGCTGGTGGATATATAGACTGCAATGCAATTCCAAAGTTCCCCAATTTAGCACCATTGCAGCAAATAGAAATTTGCGTTGCACAGAATAGTCCAGGGAACCCAGTTTACTTAAATGTAGAACCGCAGATAATGGTAACATACTTAGGCTTATGCTAAAAAAAAGAGGAATATTATTAATAGCCACGGGGCACCCGTATTATGGACGAATGGCGTACAATTTAAGTATGTCCATAAAAGCTATCGAGCCGGATATACCCATTTGTGTTGTTCATAGTGAAAATTCGCTAAACCACTTAAGTGCTCATCAAAGACGGTTTTTCGATACTATGATCCTATTGCCAGAATCACAGGTAAAAGGCTTTGCATGTAAGCTTCACCTTGACGAGTTAAGCCCATTTGAAGAAACATTGTTCTTAGATGCAGATATGGCATGGTTACCTAAGCGCGGGCCGAGTCAGTTAATGGATGAGCTATCTGCATGTGATTATACCGGCATTACGGAAGGCTATTTTGATATAAACGCCAACTATAGAGCCGAGATAAGTAAAAAATATTACTTCTGGGCTGACGTGGATGAGATCGTGAAGAAATATAAGGTGACCGGGAAAATATACCAATGGCGAAGTGAGGTTATTTATTTTAAAAAAACTGAAATAGTAAAACAATTCTTTTCGGATGCTCGCAAGATAAATGCTAACCATGAACTGAAAAGTATCATCATGTTCGGCAACCAGGTGCCAGATGAATTGGGCATTAATATAAGCGCAGCTATTCATGGGATTGATCCACATCAATACAAGTGGATACCAGCTTTGTGGCCGCGCTTGCATGGTAATAATTCAACATCTTTTGAGGAAGTATATAATAGATACTATCTTTTAAGCTGCGGCAGTAACTATGCGACTGGTGACATTAAAAAACTGTACGATAGGATTATTAAGTGTGCGGCAAACAAGTTCCAGACTCAACATGTTTTCCCGCTGATCGACAAAAAATCATTTATTCCAGATAGACAAAAAATGTAACCGCATGGACTACGAATTACCAGCATATGATAAATTGAAGCCTTATTTTGTAGATAAGAAAACCCATTATTATTATAAAAAGTCAAATGATAAGTGCAAAGACTTTGAGCCGCATTCAGAAGGCTGTTACCCTGAAGAACTGATTGAATGCCGTCGCCCCAACGAGCCATTGGAGGTGCAGCAATATAGGAAAGAAATTTGGGTTCCTAAAACTAAGCCCACATTCAGTAGAGTGTTGTCAAGTTTAGGAAAAATTCGACGTAGTTCAGATTGGGCAATTAAATATCCGGAACTTGGCGTATTTACTAAAATTCGTGAAGGCGAAAGCCTAGAAGATTACTGCGAGAAGAAATTTCCATATTTCGAATCGGTAACCAATTGGTTATTTTCAGTAGTGTTAAAAAAGTACCTGACTGATTCAAATGGGGTTGTTTTAGATATACCCTTGACGACTGATATACCTGAAACGGATTTCTTAGAACCATACCCGATTGTATTTGATTGTTGTGATGTAGTGAAATATGTTCATGGCGATCACGTTATTTTAAATAACCCATTAGGGTGTACATATGTTACAAAAAAGAGCGCGATTGAGCAAGGAAAGTCATTTTACTTTATTGATACTATTGCCGTTGTGCAATATGATCAAGTCGATGCAAAAGGAACAATGGTGCCGGTTGATGTTTATGAACATGGCATAGGTATGCTACCATGTTTCAAGTTAGGGGGGCTAGTATGCGAAACGGAAGGACATAACTTTCTTTATGAAAGTCGAATTGCTGGGATATTGCCAGAATTAAATGAAGCTCTTCGGGAGTATAGCGACCTGCAAGCTGCTAAAGTATTACATATATACCCTGAACGTTGGGAATTCACGCAGCAGGAATGCAGTTCATGTAAAGGTACTGGTAAAAGAAGAAACCCATCATGGACACCAGGGTGCGACGCCTCAATACCAGATAAGTTGCCATGCGATAATTCAGCCTGCAACAGTGGCTACGTTGCGAGCGGGCCTTATTCAAAATTATTGATCCGCCCCACATCCGCCTTGGAAGGCGGCGGTACCATCCCTAATCCGCCCGCTGGCTATGTAGAAAAAGATGTTGAGATAGTTAAACTGATGGAAGATAGTGTAAGGCAACATATCTATGATGGCTTAGCGGCTATTAACTTTCAAGAATTGGCGGAGGTGCCATTGGCGCAGTCGGGCGTAGCTAAAACAGTTGACCGAGACGAACAGAATAATACTATTCATGCAATAGCTGAGGACCTGGTAAAGATCATGGACCAGGTATATAAAATAACGGCTTATTACCGTTACAAAAACTTGTATCCATTCGATGAGATAAATAAAATGTTACCTCAGATACCAGTCCCTGAAAAATATGATTTACTTTCTATAACCAACATGCAGACTGAATTGAACTCAGCCAAAACCGGTAAAACAAATCCGGTTATTGTAAACGCTATGGAAGTGGATTACGCAAGTAAACGTTTCAATACTGACGAGTCGGTACGTGACCTGGTTTCGCTTACTCTTAAACTCGATCCCTTACCCAATATCAGCGAAGACGAGAAGATGGCCAGGCTCTCGAACAAAGGAATACTACAGGAAACATATATAGTAAGCAGCAATATTAATGAGTTCGTTCAGCGGGCCATTGATGAAGATCCAGACTTCGCAGGCAAACCGCTGAAGGAACAAAAAAAGAAATTATTGACTTATGCTAATGAAATAATTAATAAGCAAGACACCGCCCAAGCGATTGTAGGTGACGTATTAGGTGATGCTAATGCTGTAAATGGGGGGGGGTAATGATTTAAAGCAAAGCGTGGGTGGCCTTACAGGTATGATTGAGATTGCGAAAGCAGTGGCATCTGGCTTATATGATTTAGATGCTGCGGTGGCGCTGGTAGCTGACAGGTTCGGTATTTCAGAAGACGAAGCCAGAAGGCAGATAGGCACACCAAATGTATTAACTACTGATTCATCAATTGAAAAGGTCGCTAAATTAACCTAATGTCGGAATTTCAGGACATACTTGAAAAGATCAACGATT